GGTGCAGGAGATAATGGCTGGTTTCTATGAGGCCGTGGATGAAGCCTGTGAATTTGACCGAATAGTTGACCTGGCCGTGTGAGAACCTTTTTCTACGGTTGACAATCCCACTGGTTCTGTTATCCTCTATCCATAGATTAAGAAAGCAAGAAATGAAATTCAAGTGCAAAACCTGTGATAAAAAATTCTTCAGCAATGTTGTTTTTGAGCAACACTCCTGTGTGAAAGCTTATGAGAAAATGACACTTGAGCAATTGTTGCAAGAATACAACAATGCTAAAAATAGTGCTAAAAGCGCTTGACATTCTTGCCTGTTCTGTTATACTCTATCCATAGATTGAAATTTTAAAGGAAACTAAATGACTAAAGTCCTCTCCCCCCTCGCAATTGAATTAGCTTCTGCTCGTCAATCCCTCTCTTTCTTTAAGAGCGAAGTCCAGTTCTTGGCCGCAAAGGTTAAACTGGAAAGAATTGATGCTAAACTGGCAAAGGCTGATGCCCGCCGTGCTCGCCGTGATGCTGCTATTGCAAAAGCTCAGGCTAAACTTGACCGCTTAATGGCTCCCGTTGGTTCTAAAGCCACTAAGGCTAACCGCAAACCTTCAAGAGCAAAGACCACTAAATTTGCTTCCGTTGTAACCGAATTGGATACAGCGACAGCATAACCACTTTGAGACCGCATGAGGAACTGTGGTATTACAAAGGCCCATGCCAACATGGGCCCTCAAAGTGTAAAGCAAAGGGATCGCATCCCCGAGGCTCCAGTTGAAAAATTACTGGGAATTAATTTAGGATAAAGTATGACCAATTTTGCTATGTTCTCCGATGCTGGTAACCAGAAGGTTGCCGCCATTGTAGATTTCGCTTCAAAGCACCAACTGGGATGGCAAGAGGTCATGCCGTTGTTGCGTAACCTTGCTAGCTCAGACTATGAGCTCTATGGTGAGGCTACCGATACTGCTGTGCGTGAGGCAGTTTATGAAGCCCTCCTTTTAACCACCGATTCTTACGTATGAAAATTGAGACAGCCATTAGTATCCTGAATAAGGAAAGAGAATTTCTAGGCATGACCTTTTTAGGCCTGCTGGTTGATATTCAGAAGGAACAGAGCACCTTCCCAGACATGGTGTATAGCCAGAAGGTCATACAGGCCTACAATAGGTTCATGGTGGATGGACAGAATTTATTTGCACCCGTTGCAGAAAAACAACAGAGTCCAATTAGTGCTTGACATTACCACCTCCTGTGTTATACTCCATCCATACATTGAGAAAGCAAGAAAATGATTGATTTTATTAACGACCACTTTGAGACCACCATCCTTCCCATCCTGTTTGCGCTGGGTGTGGCCGTGGTGATCCTTGACCTTTTCTTTTGGAGAGCAGTATGAGCAAGATGAGCAACCTAATGATAGCCATTCAGGAAGACCTGAGTGCAGCCCGCCTGTCCTTTGCTGAGATAGCAGCCAAGCATGAGGTACCACTTGATTGGGTGGACTCTGTGGCCAATGAGATGGCCGACCATTATGATGAGAGCATGGATGGAGACTTTGATTCAGCCATGGCCAGTGCAGGCTATGGTACGGATGAGGACTATGGTTGCTACGGTGCTGACGACTATTATTGAGGTGGTCAAGGAAAGCCTTCCAGACAGTCCACGGGAGTCCTCTACAAGCAGACTACAATTGTCTAAGGTTGTTACCATCGCTCTAACGAAGACTTAACTATGGTCAATCCCAGTCCATCCACAGAAATTTTCTAAATTTTTTTTTCGGCCAGGAATTGGCCTCAGGAGTTGGTTATGCCGTTAGAACGGAATGTTGATTTATGGGGTGAAGAATCTATCATAGAAACCAATGAGTGTTCTATGTCTGGTTGTACTAATCCTAGAGATAATGCAGGAAATGGAAATTATCATTCATTATGTTCAACGCACCATAAAGAAAAATATCTAATGAGTGGATGGAATTACAAGCAATATCGCAAAAATTATTGTGAGAATATTGATGGTCGTTTTGGATTTAAATGTACCACTACGATTATCATGGATGCACAATTGACGGTTGACCATATTGATGGTAATAATAAGAATAATAATCTAAGTAACCTACAGACACTTTGCTTTGATTGTCATGTGATAAAGACTAATGTTAATGGTGATAGGCAGAAGGATCATAGGCCTACAGAAGGACAGCGAATATTACGCTGGGAAAAATTTCTAAATTCTATGAAAGAAAAGGAAATGTTGATATGATTTTTAATTGGATATAATATGACCACTGCTATTTTTTCTAATTGCCCTATTGATACCCTCGACCATTTCCGTCAGGTAATGGCTTCCCGTGGAAAATTCTTCCGTATCCGATATAGAGGACCACGAAATACTCCCAAAGATATGGGTCGTGGATTCATGTCGAGGCAGTCTACTTGCCTCAAGGCTAATGCTAAAACTTTTTCTGTTTATACCTACTAATATGAATAGCATTGAAAAGGTCTGGGCTCGTGCAACGGGTCACTTGATGGGACATACGGATGATGATAGACCGGATGTTCCTGTTCTTACTCTACGTGAAGCAAGGGTTGCGTTATTTCTCAAAACTTTTTGGGTTATTATACATACAGTAACTTGCTTCTTTATTATGGCTAATACAATAAGGCATTGGTGATGAAGGTCTATATACTAGAAAAATATTCTCCCGAGGATGATTATGATGAGGATCGTCTGGTCGACCGTTTGACAGTTTTAAATGTTTTCTCTACAAGGGAGAAAGCAAAGGAATGGATGGATTCTTACATAAGAGAAGAATGGCAAATTGAGGATGATTTCACAGATGACTTGGAAGATGAAGTTTATCCTGTTGAATTTTTTATTAAATCATATGAACTATTGGATTAAAAATGACACCTAAACAAACTGCACTTAAAAATGTATCAATCTTTGCGGCTACGGCACTTACTGTCGGTGTTGCATTGGCTTATGTAATTGCATATGTCAGCCTTGCTACTGTGGTAACTATTACCATGGCGGCTCTATTCGTTTACCTTTTGAAGGTTCTATATGATATGGAATTGTACAAGGCAGAGGCTTTGGATAAGCTGAATGGAAAGAACAATGACGATACGCTATAATACCAACTGGATGGGTCCAATAAACATGGAGTGGATCCGGCAGAATGGTGATGGTTGGTCGGTTGGTCGCATTGATTGCCGAGGTACTGGACTGGATATGTACGGAGAAGAACTGGATCTTCCTCCTATGAAGTCTGAGGACTGGCATAGGTTTAGTGAGTGGCTCTGGAACTTTGAAACCGAGGATCTCTGGACTCTTGAGCAATTGGTGGCGGAGTATGAAAAGACTAGCCCAAAAATTGTATGGTTAAGGAATGAATTATATGACTAAAGATGAAATGCTAAACGCTCTGGCACAGGCCGCTAACCAATGTTCTGATGTTTACTTTGCGGCCCGTACATCGGGTGATACTGAATTGGAAGACTTAATGTCGGCCGTGGATAGCTGTATTATGGAAGCCATAGATAAGGTCGAGGAGTTAAAATGAATGAACAAATAAAAAAACTAGCAGCTAAGGCTAATTTTGGCCATATAGAAAATGGTGAGGTGGTGTATGACCATCGATTGGAAAAATTCGCCGAGTTGATTATACTGGATTGTGCCAAGATTGCTGATATTGCGGAACCCTATAAATATTCTGACTTAATTAAAAACCATTTTGGAATTAAAGAATGAATGAGCGGATACAAGAACTAGCCGAACAATGCGGGTTTAAACCACAGCCGAGTATCTATGACCGAAACCAATCGTTTGACATTGAGAAATTTGCCAAGTTAATTATCCAAGACTGTGTTGCTCAGGTTGCGCTTGTGGGTATCAGCAATACAAGCTTCGAGAGATGGGTGGGAGAAGATATAGCATGGGGATGTAGTAAGTCCATTGAATGCATTAAAGAACATTTTGGAATTAAAGAATGAGTGAAACACCTGCAAGCTCTAGTCCAGGCATATCGGGCTTTATTGAAATCTTTGATGGTAGGCTTAATAAGATGAAGCTACACCTTAAAGAAGAATTGAGTAAAGCCAAACACGATAGAGACCGTAAAGCTATACGCAGGATTATTGCTGATGCCAGGAAACTTAACAAGACACTAAAAGAAATGCGTAATGCAAATACCAAACTGTGTCCACATTGCGGAGAGAAATTATGAAAACAGATGATATACAACAAGAGGTTAATCGTATGACCGAAAGTAGAATGAATAAAGTTATACGTGACGGCAAAGTGGCCGTTCTAGTATCACCCGGCCATGGTGCCGGTTGGTCAACATGGAATAGTTTGGTTGAAGGCCGAGAGAACCTTCTTTTTGACCCTGAAATTGTGGAATGCGTGGAGCGTGGAGACCTGGATATGGCTCAATACGTTGCAGCCAAAAAATACCCTAATGGTTATTGGGGTGGAGCTGACCAGCTGACTATATGCTGGGTACCAGTGGGAACACATTTTAGAATCCATGAATATGATGGGTTCGAATCGGTGGAAATCCGTGATGATATTAATTGGGTTGTAGCATAAGGTTTATATGGAAATTGATGTAGAAAAAATTGGTGGTTATATTAAGACAGGTTTTAAAATCGTCTTGTGGGTGTCTGTTCTTATGGCATTCTACTTTACCGATTGGGGCTGGGCAACCGCTTCAGCAGCACTCTTAGCAGTCCTTGAGTTGGAAGAAATTAATGGAAAACTCGACTGACGAGCAAGCCATTGAATTGTGGAATAAACTGGTAGAATATTATGGCGATAATTTACCAAGTTTTGAGCATGAGCCAATACAGTTTGAGCATTGTGTCAAGCTGTATCGGTATTACAACTAAAGTATTCATTTCCTAATGAGTATCCATGCGCTGTTGTTTATAGGCAACAGGGCTCTTGACATTTACTCCAGTTCTGTTAGAATGGACCAATGATGAATAGAAAAAAGCGCTCTGACCGCAACCACGTTTTGTATCGGGTTATTTGTACTGATACTGGCGATTCTTATATTGGCCTAACCGTAGCACAAGGCCAGGCTTTTGTTCGCTCTGTTAAAGTTCGTTGGCAAAAGCATGTTAGCCGTGCTGTGCGTGAGGACAAGGATTGGTCAATGTGCCAATTCATCCGTGATAATGCGGAAGCTGAATTCAGATATGAAGTTCTGGAAATTGTACGTGGTAGAAAACCAGCTCACCAACGTGAGCGTGAGTTGATTGCCGAATTGGAACCAACCTTAAATACCTTTTAATGGAGGAAACTAGTATGAACGAATGGGATAGAGATAATCTGAATTTTATTTTAAATACCGGTGAAAATGAATTCGCAAACTGGATGTTACAGGCTGATGCCGATGATATCAATTATGCCTTAGAATTGATTGATACACACCGCATGGAATTAAACATAAAACAATCCTTGCTTCGAGAGACTGGCGAGGATATTGATATTACACAAGCGAAACAAGTATTAAATAAATTCCGCTGTTGAAAGAATAAAATGAACCTTATATTAGATATGCGGAAAAGTGACCGCAGGGATTTAATTGAAGCCTGCGTTAAGTTTTATTCGCAAGAATTGAAGATTGACAAAAAAAGGTTCACCCTTGCTGTGTTCTCTAAAAAGGATTTAGCAAAAGACCATGCAGCCAATGGAGTTGCTATGAGACTGACCGATGGAATCTATGGAATGGATTTAGATTCACGGCTCAGTATGGAAAAATTAATTGAAGTGATTGCACATGAAATGGTGCATATTAAGCAGTTCGCCACTGGCCAATTGAAATACAAAGGCCGCAGTTTATTCTGGCGTGGCGAAAAAGTTATTAGAAGTAGGATTAACTATTATGACCATCCTTGGGAAATTGAGGCATGGTCAAAAGAAAAGGTGCTAGCAGCTAAAGTGTTTAAACTTTGGATGAAAGCCGAGGATGTTCACAATGGAAAATATAACAGAAATAAAAGCAAAGCGTAGTATATTGTTCAAGGACTTACGTAGCCCGAAGTATCGCCAGCGTGTGGTCAATAGCAAGAAACAATATAACCGTAATGTTGAGAAACAAAATTTTAAAAAGCAAATCGATGGAACATGATGGTATCTTTTTCACCCCTGCAAATGATTACGATTTAGAGTTATCATTTTTTGATTTGAAAGAAAACCGCGGAACGCCAATTGATGGAAGTAAATATGGTGACAAATACCATATTGCTTTCTTTAAAGGATTACCGGATGGTGAAGTGGTATTTGACGAATCATTTGAAGCTATCTTTGCCGACCCTGTGACTTATATCAGAGGGCTGGTTGGGTGTGAATTGTTCGGATGCATTCTCAAAAAAACAACAACCTCAACAAAATGGTTCGAAGATTACCTCACAAGAACTAAAGAATCTGTTAAGCTACTTAATGAAAACTCTTAAAGGAAACTGAAATGCCTAATTGGTGTAGTAACTCTGTAAAAATTTCTGGCTCTAAAGAACAAATTGATGCCTTGGAACAATTCTTAAAAGAATCAAATGGTAAAGACTGGTTCGATTTCTTTCGACCTATTCCACCTGAATATAAAGAAGGTGAATTGTGGTATGGTTGGTCTATCAACAATTGGGGTTGCAAATGGAATTGTGATGCTCAAGATTGGTCAAGAGAAGATGTTGAGGATGAAGATGTATCAACGATTTCATTTTGGTTTGATTCTCCTTGGGGTCCGCCAATTGCTTTATATGAAGCCGCTACTGAAGATGGTTATTATATTGAAGCATATTACCTTGAAGAAGGTATGGGCTTTGTAGGAAAGTTTGAAGATGGTTTTGATGATTATAATGAGTTTGATTTAGCAGACCCTGATTCTTTAGACCTCATTGATGATGATATTATTGAATTTTGGGATTTGAGAACACGCCTAGAAGATTGGCAAGATGAAAATCCACCGGAGGAAGATGATGAATAATACATTTTCTATTTTAATTGCAATTGTTGTAATTTTATTTCTCTTAATTGTTGCTCCTTTCTTAACAATTTGGTCTTTGAACACGCTTTTTCCTGTTTTGGAGATTCCGTACACATTTGAGACTTGGTCGGCAACAATTTTATTGACAGCTGTGCTGCAATCTTCAAGCTTGAGTTTTAAAAATCGTAAATAAGGTGAAAAAATGAGTGAAAAATTTGAATTTAAGACAAAAAAAGAGAAAAATTGGCTTTTGAGTGCTCTCCGTGAAAGTGAAGTGACTGTAAAATTCACAAAAAAAGACGGAAGTGAACGGACAATGATTTGTACTTTGAAAGAAGACAAAATCCCGACTGAAAAATTGCCAAAAACTGCTGAAAAACAGAAAAATGAAGAAGTTGTTCCCGTTTTTGACCTTGAGAGTCAAGGTTGGCGTAGTTTTCGCTGGGACTCAATCAAAGAAATTCATTTTACAGTATAAATAGTAGCATTACCGCAGGTAGGTCAAGTTGACCCGAATGGTCTCATAAGCCATATCGAGAGTGGAGCGTTACCACTACCTGCAACCACATTTTTAGTATATTATAGCATGTTACATTTAATAGAATCACTAACTGATAAATTTTTTGACTTGTTGAATCAAGATCCGGTACGCCCGAATATTCCACATGTGGACCGAATTGGTCCTAATAAAGATATTTTTGTTTTCCGTGATGCTGATGATAAAGTTAAAGCTATTACATGTGTGAGTTATCAACATTCAATTCCAACAAAGGAATCTGAATTATTTGAAAATACAGACACTCCTAACGTAGCCGTATTTTACACAATCTGGTCATATGTGCCAGGTGCTGGTCGTACATTGATTTTTGATGCGGTTCGCCACATTAAAGAGACAAGGCCGGAAATTACAAGATTTGTGACTTTAAGTCCAAAGACTGAAATGGCTAAACGTTTTCATACAAAGAATGGTGCAGGTGTTTATCGTGAAAACATCGAAACTGTTAATTATGAGTATGAAAAAGTGGAAAATACTTGACCTTTTTACTTGTAATACTAAAGTTTACGCTTGACAAATACTAAATAATAGACTATAATACACAAATGATGCAAAATTTAAGACTCTCACCGATAACGCTAAGTGCTATGTCACCGACATGGCAGGCCAACTATCGTTGTGAGAATCATGGCTTTATTGGAACATCAAAGGATCCAGCAGAGGTTTGTGTTTAGAATAAATTAGTAAAATAGTTTTTTAATCACAAACCTCAGACCTAAAAAATCTGAGGTTTTTTGTTTTGGGCATCGTCCCTTTTAGTTCTTTAAAAATTTGTAGAGTTAATATATTCCCGAATGGTGTAGTGGTAGCACAGCAGACTTTGACTCTGTTAGTATAAGTTCGATTCTTATTTCGGGTGCCATATAAAAACATATTGTGAAGTGTGTTTCTATATGGAAGTGTGGTCGAGTGGTCTATGGCTCTAGTCTTGAAAACTAGCGATTCGAAAGGATCCGTGAGTTCGAATCTCACCGCTTCCGCCAAATTGGAGAGTGGGCAGGATGGTAATGCAGCAGATTGCTAATCTGTCATCGGATTAAACCGGTGAGTGGGTTCGATTCCCACACTCTCCGCCATGTAGGTGTGACCTGAAAGGCTAGGGAGCGGATTGCAAATCCGTATAATGCAGGTTCGAGTCCTGTCACCTACTCCATTTGAAAACAAAAGTATTGTTGTATAAAAACAACGATGCTAAAATAGTTGTTGACTAAATGTGTGGTTCATGTATAATACACACATGTTATTTAAAAAGTTGTAGAGTTAATTTTTGCTCCGTTCGTCTATCGGTTAGGACGCTGCCCTTTCAAGGCGGAAAGACCAGTTCGATTCTGGTACGGAGTACCATTTGTTTTGCTGACGTAAGCGCCTGAGTAAACGTCAACTCTAACTAACTATGTACATAAACGGTAATGCTGCAGCTAATTCCGTTGAGCATAGCAAATAGTGCGTCAGCAAAACAAATGGTTGTTTGGAGGCATAACTTAACGGCTAAAGTAACTGGCTTTTAACCAGTAAATCAGAGTTCGATTCTCTGTGCCTCTACCAGTAGAATTTGGAGATGCCGCCGTAATGGTATGGCAGGAGACTGTAAATCTTCCGACTTAGGTCACAATAGGTTCGATCCCTATCATCTCCACCAAATTGGTTTCAAAGTGTTCACGGACGCACGCTAGCTTGTCACGCTAGAAGAAGGGGATCGTTACCCCTTGAGACCGCCAAGTTTTTATTCCACAGTAGCACAGCGGTAGTGCAGTTGACTGTTAATCAATTGGTCGTAGGTTCGATCCCTGCCTGTGGAGCCAATATCGGGGACGTGATGGAATTGGTATACGTGTTGGTCTTAGAAGCCAAATTTTGTGAGTTCGAGTCTCACCGTCCCCACCAATTTGCCCTTTTAGTATAATGGTATTACGCCTGTTTTGTAATCAGGTTACGGCAGTTCGATTCTGTCAAGGGGCACCAATTTTCTCGGTATAGTTTAATGGTAGAATTCGTGGTTTGGGACCATGTGATGGAAGTTCGATTCTTCCTACCGAGACCAGTTATGGGGAATTAGTATAATGGGATTACGGCAGCTTTGCAAGTTGTTTATGGGAGTTCGATTCTCCCATTCTCCACCATTCAGGTTCAGTAGCACAGCGGTAGTGCAATTGCTTCATACGCAATAGGTCGTTGGCTCGAATCCAACCTGAACCACCAAGTTACGGGCGATTAGTAAAATGAATATTACACAAGGCTACGAACCTTGAAGTGGGAGTTTGATTCTCTCATCGCCCTCCAGAACCAGCTAAGGTAACGCTTGGCTACTGTGACACGCAGGAAGTGAAGTGAGTTCGTTACTCAAGTGTGGTACTACTCTTACCGAAGTAGCGTTGGCAATACGAGAATTCTTTTTGGTCGGGAAGCGGGTGGAAGGTACATGGGAGAGGTATGATAGCGTCATATCTTTTCGTACTATAATTACCGCCGCAGAAAGAAAGCAATGCCGTTGTAGCTCAGAGGAAGAGCATTCGCTTGATAAGCGAAAGGCCGACATTTCGAAATTGTCCAACGGTACCAATTTTATCTCGCTGGTGTAATGGCAGCACGATGGTCTCCAAAACCATTAGTCGGGGTTCGAGTCCCTGGCGGGATGCCAAGTTTTAAAGGTTGTCAATATGAAAAAATTCGATATAGAAGAAGTCAAACAGTTCCTTGCAAAACAAGGACCAAACACCAAAGTATATCTTGGTGCTGATTCAGAAAGAATCAGAGTGAATGAAGTTTGGTATGCTGACTACGCTTTAGCTGTTGTAGTTCATATTGATGGTTGTCATGGTTGTAAGATTTTTGGTTTTGTTGACCGTGAATTAGATTACGACCATAAAAAAAGTAAACCTGCTATGCGTCTAATGACAGAGGTGTACAAGGTTTCAGAATTGTTCCAATCACTACAGGATGTGTTGGAAGATTATCATGTTGAAGTCCATTTGGACTTAAATAAATCAGATGAGTTCGGTAGTTCTTGTGTTGTTCAGCAAGCAATTGGTTATATCAAAGGTACATGTAACATGACACCAATGGTTAAACCTGATGCACCTGCGGCTTCATTCTGTGCAGACCGTTTAAAACGGATTCTAGCAGAACAAGAATTGTCAACTATATAAAAATATGCGGGATTAGTTTAGGGGCAAAACAGCAGATTTCCAATCTTCGGTCATCGGTTCGATTCCGATATCCCGCTCCAGTCAATGCAGTTGTTAGTGTAAAGGTTAACACCACGGATTGTGATTCCGTTAATATGGGTTCGATTCCCATACTTCTGCCCAATTCACATCGTTAGCTCAGCGGTAGAGCAGGGCCCTTACAAGGCCAAGGTCAAAAGTTCAATCCTTTTACGATGTACCAAATTAACTCTACAAATTTTTCTGGCCTTAGTATAATGGATAATACAGTTGCCTTCTAAGCAATCAATACAGGTTCGATTCCTGTAGGCCGGGCCAATTACACGCTTGTAGCTCAATGGTTAGAGCAGGAAACTCATAATTTCTTGGTTGGGGGTTCGAGTCCCTTCGAGCGTACCATATATAATTAATGTCCGTGAAAAATCTAATCTTTTCATTTCTACTGTTAACAACAAATGCCTTTGGTGTGAGTTTAACTGCTCACACTTGGTTAGTTGCGGATGGTGACGGTAGAATCATACAAAGTGAAAATGGCCAAGAACTAAGGTCGATTGCCAGTATCACTAAACTTATGACTGCAATGGTCATAATAGATGCTGGTCAGAATCCAAAAGAGAAACTCGGAAATTTAACAAGAGAGCAACATATTCAAATGGCTCTTGTTATGTCAAGCAATGAATCTGCTATTACTTTATGTGATAATTATCCAGGTGGTAAATCAAGTTGTATTAGGGATATGAATTCTAAAGCTGTTGCTATGAATATGCCTAACACCAAATTTGTTGAAGCATCTGGACTAAGTCCGATGAATATCAGTACAGGAAAAGATTTGATTGAATTGGTGCTTGCTGCAAGTTATTATCCCGATATCATTCAGGCTAGTAAAACTGCTCAAGTGAAGATTCAAGTTAAAAAGAAGTGGTTCTTTTTCAACAATACGAATCCAATTATTGGTAAACGCCACGATTTCATAGTAAGTAAAACAGGATGGACAAATGCGGCCGGTGGTTGTATCGTAATGTTATTGGATACTGATATTGGCCGCAGGCTTGTTGTGGTACTCGGTTCTAAGAATACTAGAACACGAATACCAGAAGCTGAGTTTATTGCTTTACAGAATAATTGGCAACCACAACCAAATACCTTGGCTCATTAACAAAGCAGATAAAGCACCAACTACTATACTTGCCAAATACAATGCAGGTGCTACAGCTAAGATACTAGCTGATAATAGAACAATTGAAATCTGAAAACCTGATCCTGCAAATGTCATCCAAGGACCAGATTTGCGAATTTCATCACGTTCAGCTTCAAGTGCCTTTGCTTTAGCAAATAGTTCTTTTTTGCCTTCACCCGTTGCAGGTTCAGATTCATATCTATTGATTTTTGCAGTTAACTTATCTGCCTTCTCAAATTGTTTTCTGTCAATAGCATCATCTCTAGCCATTTCAGCAAGAGTCTGTTTAATTGATTTTGCCTGAAAGAATGCCCAAGTGTCATTAGCCTTAATTGTATTGTTCAGTACCTTAGAACTATTGCCACTAGCAATATAAGTATTAATGGCCAACAAAGCAGCCAAAACGGTAATAAGCCATCCCGCTTTGTCTTTGATTTGTGCTTCTCTTTCGCTTCTACTAAGTGGTTTTTTTTCTTCCGCCATTATCATCTCCTTTTGGTTGATAGTTCTTTCTTTCACGCCATTCTAAACATACCACTTTACGATTATAAACATCACCTGTCCATGTCCATCGGATGCATTCGTGAGTTGGCCATCCATATGTCGTTGTATTTAGTGCTACTGCTAAAATAAAGGCAATCATCGAGTTAAAGCAAAGAAAGCTAAACCAACAATTGGAACAAGAATCATAAAGGTGCCAACGCCAATCAATGATAACATAATCAATTCAGCTATCTGTTCTTTTTTCTTTTTATCAGCAATTGCTTGTCTTCTAAGAAATTCTTTCTTCTCTTTAATTAATCTGGTTTGTTCAGACAACATTTCATCCCATATATCTCCATTGCCTGAATATATTAAAAGTTCTTTCAACTCTTTTGCATACATTCTAAGCTGCTTGGCCGCCATAGCAAGTTGCAAGGCTTGTTGACCAATTTGAGCATCTGTTTTATTTGCATTGTCGGCTTTTATTTTATTAGCCGCGGCCAGCACATCATTACTAGCACTAAAAAATCTACTAAAGTCACCAATGATACCATTAATATCTTTACCCATATTAATGGCAGCCTTGATGCCATTAACAGCACCCTGAGCAGTAGCAAATGCAACACTAATGCTTACAGGGTCTATCATATTACTTGTTAGCTAAAGGGTTATCAATAGCCTTTTGAATTTTGCTATCAACTTCTTTTTTGAGTGTCTCAACTTCACGGTTAATTTCTCTGCGAGCTGAGGTAAATTCACTGTTGATTTCTTTGCGAGTTGTTTCCATATCCTTACGAATAGCGGCAGCTTCAGTTCTGGCTCTTTCTAGGTCTTCTCGAACTGCCTTACGCATATCACGCATTTCAGACTCAGTTTCACGTTGTGCATTTTTAACACTACGCTCAACCTGTTCGGTTACGGTTTCATTGCGGCGAATGTCATTCTTCAAATCAACTTTAATATCACGAGTATAGTCTGCACCCTTTTGACTATTTTCTTCAATGACTGCTAGGCGTTTGTCAAATTCTGAAAGGTCTGGTGCTTCGTAGGAAGCAATCTTCTTTTTCATACCTTGATAGTCTTTGTAAACCTCAAAGGTACCATAAAGACCGCCTAGAGCGGATGAAACAAGAGTGAATGCAACCATTAGTTTGGCTGGTGTAAATTCATACCCACCGATACTAATGACTGTATCTTTGCTTGCATACTTTTTTACTGCCGCTTCGGCTTCATCAATTTTAGCATTTACATTTTTGATTTCTTCTGCCATTTTCTTTCCTTATTTGTATTGTAAGTTGACTAATTCTTGGTGTAATCTATCAGAACTAAGTTGTCGCAAAACCATTACATTATCGATAACTTTTTGATCCTTGTAAACTTCTTTAGGTGGATAAAAAGTTGTGTCCCTTATAGTAAATGAATATAGCTCAAATCCTCTTGGTTGAGTAGCCATCGAGGCAATATCAACACCACTAGCTAAATCATTTGGTTGCACATTTCTATTAACCGATGGACCACGTTGTTCTATATTTGATTGCATCATTTCAAAATTTTGTTGCGTCATCATCTCTGATAATGGATTACCAGGACGACTGGTACCACTAAAAGATGCTACTTGCATAGGAACTTCAACTTCAGTTTGCCGTATTGTAACTCTAGGTTGATACATTGCTACTGTTTGAGGTTGTTGATTGTTATTCAAAGACAATCCGTTATTGGTTGAATTGAAACCAAATGAATTGTTATTGACTGTGATTCCTGTTCCAGAACTATACTGGATTGACTGTGTGCTTGATTGTGTTGCCTGTATGTTTTGAAATGATTGTGTTGTTTGTTGTGTCGATTGTGTGGTTTGTTGTGTTTGATTCAATTGCGTTGCCACTTGCATTGAAGATTGAGTTGTTTGACTAGAAAATTGTGCAGCTGCAGCCGCACTTGCTGAACTCATTTCATTCAATGAGGCAATTGTAGATGTAACTGTTGCCTGTGATTGTTGTGTTGAACCCTCTACAACTTTGGCTGCATTTTGTACGGCCATTTGTTGAGTTGCTTTATCCTTCTCTTGTACAGATTTAATAATACTTAAAGCCTGACTTGTGGTCATTTTTGGACCATCATTGCTTTTTGCAGGTGATCCACTAGACGTTGGTCCAGAACTTGAAGCCGTTGCAGATTGTTGCGCTACTTGCGGAGGACCTCCAGCGGGTTGAGGACTTGTGGGTGCGGGACCTGCTTGTGTTGGACTAGGTTGTGCCGGATCCATTTGAGCAACGGATGGGTTTTGATTTACATCTTGAGTTTGCGATACTGGACCCTGTTGTGTAGGTGTAGAAACTTGTTGTGATGGTTGAATCGCAACATTGATAGACTCAGGTAATGATTGTGTAGCAGTAGGCGTTGTATATGTGGTTGTAGGAATATAAGAAGTTGTAGGACTCAATATTGAATTTTTAATATTGGCTATGGCATATCCTGAACAAGTAGGGCTTGACAATGGATCAGCAATACAAGGATCAGGTTTAACTGAATACTTTAAACTGAAACTAACATTATAAATTTCAGGACCGTAATTACCAGACCAGAAATTATTATCTCTACCTACAAAACCTACTTGTGCATTACCAAGGGTTGCTACTGTATATGGGGTTGTAAATGTTTCGCTAAAGTTAAAC